GCATAAAAATCTTTGGGTAAGTGAAGAAGATTCTTTCATAACCGATGAGGAATTTAGGGCTTGTATCAATTATAAATTGGTCAGAAGGCCGAAGATAAAAATCCCTATATGGTTAGGGCTTGATGTGGGATATAGAAACGACTATACCGCTATTTGTGGAGTAGGAAAGGTCAGTAATAAAATTTTTTCGGTGGACCATAAAGTTTATATTCCCCTGGAAACTGAAGAATTGCAATTTGATGATGTTAAAAGATACTTGATTGAACTATCTAAAATTTATGATATTCAAAGTTTATATTTTGACCCTTATCAGGCTATTCAATTAAGTCAGGATCTAAAAAAAGAAAAGATTAATATGGTGGAATTGCCTCAAACCCAGGGGAATTGTATAGCCTTTAGTCAATGCCTTTTTAACCTGATTAAAAGCCAGGGGATAATCTTCTATGAATCAGAAGAATTCAGACTATCCCTGATTAATTGTAAGGTGGTTTATTCTTCCCGGGGTTGGAGAATCGTCAAAAAATCAGGGACTAAAAAAATCGACCTGGCCATTGCTTTGGCTATGGCGGTTTATGGGGCGGTGACTGCTCCGGAAGAATTGGAGTTTATAATAGAAGGGAAGAGTGCCGGGGAACGACCAAGTGCCGAACAGGATTGGTGATAAAGGTATTATAATGTTACCTATGTAAAGTAAAATATTTGACTACTAAAAAATTTTATGTTATTCTGAAAAAAAATAAATATTCTCAAAGTGAGCCCCGGAATATCCTTAATAATTTGATTAACTACAGAGAGCCAGATTTGAGAATGCCGAAAGCATTCTTTGACTGGCTCTCTTTTTTTATTTCTAAAGGGGATTCATGGATTTAAAAGATATATTTCAAAACACTAAAGAGACTATAAAAAAACTTGTTAGACCGGAGATGGGCGAAATGTCCAAATCGGGAACTGACATCTGGGGTATAGCCAATCTTCCTGTCTATAATCCTGATGATCTGGTAGAAAAAAAAGGGTTAGAAATTTACCGGACCATGCAAAGGCGGGATGGCCAGGTTAAGGCTGTCTTTATGTTAAAGAAGTATGCACGGTTATCTACTCCATGGAGTATCAGGGCGGAAGATGAAGATGATCAGGATGCAGTAAAACAAGCTGAATTTATAGAGCATTGTTTTTCCGAGATGAAGGGGAATATAAATAATACCCTGCTTAAAATATGGAATGCCATGAGAGACGGTTATTCGGTGTCTGAAATAAATTATAAGATCCTTCCCGGGGGAGAATTTAAGGGGATGATCGGGATTGATAATATCAAAGTCCGAAAAGCTGTAAATTATATGTTTAAATGTGATGAGCATGGCAATATTGAAGAGGAAGGTCTGATTGAAACAGGGAATAAACATTTACCTGTTAATAAATTTATTCTTTTTGCCTATAACCCCAATGATGACGATGCAGACAGTTTATATGGTGAGTCTGATTTTAGGGCTGCCTATCGGTATTATTTCTCTAATGATATTGTACAAAGATTCTGGAATGTCTTTTTAGAGAAATTTGGCCAGCCCACCGTAATAGGTCGTTATGAAGCCGGTACTCCAAAGATTAAACAAGATGAGTATTTAGAAATATTGAAGAACATCCAGACTAATACCGCGATAGTTATGCCAAGGGGTTTAGAGGCTGAACTTTTAGAAGCTACTAGGAGAGGAGATGCAGGTTATAAGTCAGCTTTTGATAGTAATAATGCAATGATAGCCCGGGCCTTATTGGTGGGGACTCTCTTAATGGACACCGGGGAACAAGGCTCCTGGGCTTTATCTAAAACTCATTTTGATATCTTTATTTATATCCTTGATTATTTAGGTACAGAAACTGAAGATACCATAATCCGGGAACAGATCATAAAAAGATTAATAGATTTTAACTTCCCTCAACCCAAATATCCCTATTTTAAATTTGAATCCTTAATTAAAGATGATCAGAAGGCTAAAGCAGAAATTGCCAAAATGTTAGTTGATGCAGGGTTGATTAATCAAGAAGAGGAGTGGGTCAGGGAATTCTTAAAGATCCCGGCCAAAGAAGAGGGGATAATTTTACCAGAACCTAAACCAAAAGGTGGATTATTTATTAAAAATATAGAACCCGGGGCCCCGAGCAAGACCTTAAATTATCAAGCTAGATTATTAAGGCAGCCTAATCAGTACGAAAAGAAATGTAATTTTACCAGGATAGTCAAGAATTTAGATACCTTTGAAGTAAAAGCCAAAGAAGATCTTAGAGAGATCTTAACCTGGCAAAAGGAAGCCCTTGAAAAATCAATAACCAGGGCTAAGATCATGGAATCCCAGAATGCCCGGGAAGTGGAAAAATTACAATTATCTTATGTGGGTGAATTTAGGGATTGTATCAAGGGATGGCTACAGGAATTATTTAGATATGGTATGAGTGAAGTAGAAAGTGAATTAAAAATTAATAAATTTGTGGGGTTGCCCGCTGAAAAGGCAATGCAATATTTAAAAAATAAGGCCTTCTGGATTGCCGGAGTAACGAGAGAGGCCATATTAAAGGATGCCAAAGGAATATTATATACCGGAATGAAGAACGGTTCGACTACCCCAGAAATTATGTTTTTGTTGGATCAGTTTTTTAAGAAATTTATAGGTACTCCGGGAGTGGAAACCAGAGAAGGGAAATTATTGACCCCTCACCATTTAGAAAATATAGTCAGGACTAATTTTTCAGATGCCTATAATCAGGGTAGGCAAGACATGATGGAAGATCCTGACGTAAGAGATATCATGGCCGGGGAAGCGTTTTCTGCCATAATTGATGAACGGACCACTGATATATGCCTGGCTTTAGATGGTCAAGTATTTATATATGGTGATCCTGATATAGCCAGATATACTCCACCGTTACATTATGAATGCCGATCACAATTAATCCCAGTAACTATATATGAAAAATTTGAACCGATTAAACCAGAATTAAAAGCCAGGGTCTTACCAATGAAGGGTAAAGATTTTATAAATGTAGAATACTTTGAAAAATTAGAAGATTATGAATACCTTCTTCACCACATAGAAATTGATGATGAAGGAAAAGAGAAAATCCACCATTGTTTAGTTTATGATCATATTGCTAATATGTTTGAACAGGATCATTTGCTAACTAAGGATGGAAAGGTTTTTTTAGGTAATAAGGAGATTAAAGAGGGATTATTCCATGTGATAAAAGGGTTGGAAAGCACTCAAGAGGTTGTTTGGTCAGATGAGGAAGCCGAAGAGAATAAGATAAAACCTAAAGAAATGAGATCAGGGATGACTTTTAAAGAAAAATCCAAAGAGTGGTAATTATGATTATTTATCCTAAAAACTGGAAAGAAATAGGGCAACCAATAAAAATTGATGAGATAGAGGATACAATCCTACAAATATTATCCGAGATTGATTGTAATTGTCTATCTTTTTCAGGAGGATTGGATTCAAGTCTGATGCTTTATTTCATGCTTAAAATACATAAACAAGTGGAAACTTTTACAATGGGTATTTCAGAATTACATCCCGATGTTAAATATTCGAAATGGGTCACAGAAGAATGGGGAAATACCATTCATAGAATTTATATCCCTTCTAAAGAGGAAATGGAAAATACTAAAAAATCTTTTGAAGAATTTGAAGGGGATAATGCAGTTAGATTATTCTATAAGTTTTTGAGAGGATATACAGATAAAATAATAGCTTGTGATGGGATAGATGAGTTTATGTGTGGATACTATGAGCACCAGGATAAACCTTGCGAAGATACTTATTATGCTTATCTTAGACAATTGCAAAACAAAAATTTAATTCCCCTTGACAAAAATTCTAATCAAATAAAAATATATCTTCCCTATCTTGATAATAGGTTACTTCTGTTATTCTCTCAGATCCCAATTAGCGAAAAAGTTGATAAGGAATGTAGAAAAAAGTGGATGGTTGAAATAGCTAAAACCAAAATTCCCAATGAGATTATAACCAGACGGAAATATGGATTTTGCGATGTCTTAAAAATCAAATAGAAACGGAAGGAGATGAGTTATATGCCTTACAAGTATCCGGATAATATCCCGGAAGGGATAAAGGGCTTACCGGCCGAAGCCCAGAAAACCTGGATTGATATTTATAATAATGCCTATGAGCAGTATAAAGATAGGGCTGATAGAGAAGGTTTAGCCAACGCTACTGCCTGGGCTGGACTTAAAAAAGCAGGTTGGAAAAAAGACAAAGAGGGTAATTGGGTTAAAACCGAAGAGCAGGGGAATTTAAACGCTATGGAATTGGCAATATTGGAAAATTATTCCCAGACCTACGAGCTCAAAGATGTCGAGGTATTTGGTGTTGGGGAATGGAAGGGTAACAAAATAACTGGTAAGGATATTGACGATATCGTAAGTGGCACTAATGAAATAATCGATAAGTTAAAGCCCAAAGTAAAATTGGGCCATGACGAAAAACAGGTACTATTACAAAGAACCGGATATCCCGCTGGTGGCTGGATCACGAAATTGAAGAGATCCGGGGATAAAATTTTAGTGGACATAAAGGAAGTGCCTAAGGTCTTATATCAATTAATCAAAAATGGGGCGTATAAGAGGATATCTAGTGAGATTTTAGACAATTATAACGAGCCCAGCACCAAAAAATTATATAAAAAAGTCCTCTCGGCCATTGCTTTTTTGGGTGCTGATCTACCGGCAGTAACCAATTTAAAAGATATTGCTGCCTTATATGATTTTGATGAGAATGCTAAATTAATTATTTATGAGAAAGAAGGAGAAAAGAAAACGATCCAAAAGGTCGAAAAAACAAGAAAGGAGTATATTATGCCAAACGGAATTAAGATCACTGAATTAGAAGGAAAGAAATTTGTCGCGGTGGAAGATTTTGAGAAATTAGAAAAGGAAAAGGAAGTAGCAGATCAAGAGAAGGAAACAGCCAAAGGGTTCAAAGAAAAATTTGAAGCCGAAGAGAAAAAGTCTAAAGAAGCAGAAGAAAAGCTAAACAAAATCTCTAAGGAAAAAAGAGAAGCCGAAATTAAAACCTTTGTCGATGATCACTGCACCGAAAAAGACATGCGTTTTCTACCTAAGCAGAAAGAAGTTTTAATGGCTCTTGTAGAGTCCACTTCTGACGAAAAGAAAATTAAGTTTACGGTAGATAACAAAGAAGCTGAACTTTCACAGCGAGAATTACTGGTTAAATTTATCGAACTTCAACCGAACTTCTCTGACTCCATTTTTGCTGAATTAAGCAAGGGCGAAGAGGAAAAGGAAGAAGGCAAAGATAAATTAACCCCGGAAGAAAAGAAGGTCCAGAAGTATATGGATGAGCATAAAGAAGCTACCTATCGAGAAGCTGTCTTAGCCGTTCTGGATGCTACTGAAGAAAAAAAGAAAAAATAATTTAATAAAATTAACTAAAGAAAAGAGGTGTTAAATAATGTCTCAGGCTGCCGGTGTTTTAGATTTAACTTTTAAAGCTGGTGCAGCCTTAACTAATTCTCAATATCATTATGTAAAACTTGACGGGGCTGGTGGCGTTGTCGCTTGTGGTGTTGCTAAGGAGCTTTCTATTGGAATTTTACAGAATACTCCCGCTGATGGTAAAGCTGCCAGGGTAAGATTATTGGGTACGAGTAAATTAGTTATGGGCGGAGCATGCAGTGAAAATGCACTCTTAACTCCCGATGCTAATGGACACGGAATATTAGCAAATGCAAATAAAGATTTTGTCGGAGCAATAGCTCTGGAAATTTCCGGGGGCGTAGATGAAATAATAGAAGTTTTAATTACCAAATTGCATTTTATTGTTGCTGCTTAATAATAATTTTTAAAAGAATCGAGGTGAAATTAAATGCCAGAACTGGAAAATGTTCATAAAGATCAAATATTAACTAATATCTCGGTACAATACCGCAATGCCGATTATGTCGGAACTGAATTAATGCCGATTGTACCGGTTAAAAAGAAATCGGACATATATTATGTATATGATTCTAAAGCTGATCGGTTTAGGATTCCCTTAACTTTGAGGGCTCCCAAGACTGAATCAAGAACTGTGGATTGGAAAGTAACGGAAGATGGTTATAACTGCGATGAACATGCCTTAAATGATCTAATCGATGATATAGAAAGAGATAATGCAGATAAACCTCTAAATCTTGAAGTAGATACTGTAGAAT